TAGCAATACTTACATTTGTTACATTACCTTTTACTGAACCAGTAATTTCTTGTGAACCATCAAATACATTTGAACCAGTAGTTGCATAAGAGCCTGTTGCTAATTCTAAATTATCTAATCTATTATTTTGTGAACCTGAATATGCTTCTAATTGGTCTAATCTGTCATCTGCAGATGAAGTGAATGAATTATATCCACCATTAATATTTTCTTGTGATGCAGTAAAGTTTTCTAAATTACTTAATTGTGAATCTTGAGAACCACTACTAACTTCTAACTGGTCTAATCTACTATCTACTGATGCAGAGTAAGATGTTACGTTTCCTATACCATTAAGGGTAGAAGAACTTATCTCATTACTTACTGTAAGAGAGCCTGTGAACGATGAATTACCTTCTACACCCAAAGTACCACTTACGATTACTTGTCCTATTAAATCTTGCCTATCGGTTTCTTCATCACCTAATACGTTTGAACCACTTGAGAATATTACACTAGCAGATTCTTCTGTAATGTTTAACAATCTTGCATTAACTGTATCAAAGTTTCCTACATTAGCAGTTACATCTCCTTGTATAGTTAAATCTCCTACTATATCAATAGAGCCTGTATGTGTTAATGACCCACTAATATCTACATTACCATTAAAATCAGAATCACCATCAACCTTAAAATTGTTTACAACTGTAAACTCTTTTGTTTGTGCGTTAATTGTTAGTCCGATATTATCACCTAAACCATCTTGTAATTGCACATCACCACTTTGTGATGCAAGGTTTTGTGTACTATCTTGTAAGTTTATTAGTCCTAAGTAAGAACCACTAATCATTAAATTACTTAAATTACTCATATCTTATTATGTAAATTGCCATTTCCTAAGTGCTTCATCAACTGCTCCATTGTTCCATCGTTCAGGTGTTGTATCCCAAACCTTTGGTGATGTCCATAATTCACACGCCTCACAAGTTTCAAAGTCATCGTAAGGTATATCAAGGACAGGTAAGTTAAAAAAGTTATAGTCATCTCTATTATTTATTTCTTCTTTTATTTCAAAACACCTAATGTTATCATATGATTGTAAATAACTTTTAGGTCTTGTATCAGGTGTATAGTTAGTTGCAAATACTTGTCCTATTGAACCACTCTCTGCTAAAACTGCATTATACAAATCTCCTGTTTCACAATCTTCTATTTTAAAGTACGAACCGCTAGGTGGACTCAAAAAAAAAAGGCAACGATTTCTATCATTGTGAACAGTTAGGTCAAACTCTGCTGACCAACCAACCAGCCCATTATTGAACCGGTCTGCGAACGGAACACAATTAACTGTTCCATTCACCTCCATTCCATAATTCCCTTTCTGTACATAGGATGTTAAATCATTTAAGATACTCATTGTATTAGAATGAATATCTACCATATCGTTAGTCCCATAGAAAGGTACTTCCTGTTTATTATCTTTTCTGTTTGGTATATCATCATCATTTAATGTTTTTGACTTGTCAGCAACGATTAACTGAATTCTATAATCAGTTGTATTATTTGTAAAGTTTGCTGTTTGTATCATTACATTACCAATTGGATACTGAGGAAATTGTGTTGTATCAAAGCTAAACAAATCTCCTTGTGTTACTTTAGCTATACTTGGATGATTCTTCATAATGTTTTTGAAGAAGTTCAAAGTATTGTAATACAAAGAAAAGTTTACTCCACTATCCTTAGTAATCTGTTGAGGTGCTGTATTTTGTGATGCTGTACTCATACTATTTTATTTCTAATTTAGGTATGTTTAAATCAATTGGTTTAATTGTATCTATTACAATTGTATCTTTTGGTTTTTCACATACTTCTTTTACTTCAATATTTTCTGTATATCCAAACGCATAAGGTCTTAACAAATACGCTGATAAGATTATAATACCTAATAACACTCCTAATAATATTAATTTTTTCATAATTGTATTCCTCCAAAGTATTGATTAGACTGGTCAGGATATATTTGTGTTGCATCTCCTGTACTTTCGTTGTATTCAGGTACACTAGTATTGTTTGCAATTAACCAATCTTGTAATCTTGTTGAATAATAATCTGCATTATTTAATGCTTTATTTAAAAGGTAATCTACTTCATTTTTAGATGGAGCAACACCTGTTTCACTTTGTTGTTTAACTGAACCAGCTGATTTAAAGGTTACAGAACTAAATGGAATATATTCTACACACGCATACCAAATCAAAGTTGGTTTTATATATTCTTCTACAAGTGTTTGATATGAACCTGTAAAAGGTGTTTGTGCTTCTACATCATCTTGTAGTTTATCGTATAATACAGTACCAAGTAGGTTAAGTATATATTTTTCTTGTGCTGTTCTAATAAATGGTAGAAGAGCATCTGCATCAATTGCACCACCTAATGGTGTGTTCTTGATGATATCGTTTCGTGTTATTAATAATCCAAATGCCATAATTTTATTCGTCTTTGTAGTGTGAATCAAAACCAAAATCACTTGGTCTTATCGGTTCATACTCTTCGTTAAGTTCTTGTTCTTTTTCTAATTGTTCTCCTTCTCCACCTTGCATATTATCATCTATCTCCTCTTGAACTTCTGTTATTGTCTGGTCTGTATCATCTGCTGTATCTGAAAGGATTACAAGAGGTGTAAGTTGCTCAAAATATAAATCTGATATATCTATACCACCAACTTTAAAAGCGTGGTATATAGAGTTTAAAATAAGATTTTGGAAAGGGAATATAGTCATCGTTTGCATAATTGAATATGCTGTTTTCATTTCTTCCGATTGAGAAGAGAAACCATTATTCGCAGTTCTGATTCCAAATAGTAAAGGGGAAACAATTCTATGAGCTACGAGGATTCTATCTTGAGCGTATTCAGCAACATACTGATACTTCTCGTGTAAGTTCTCCATCGGTAGAGTATCAATAGTAGGTTTGTTAATTGCATCATCATTAAACGATACCATAAATCTACCTGCGTTACGAGTACCTGTAAATTTAGATTCTAATAAACTTTCTATTGTTTGTCTTTCTTCGGGTGCAGGAACTCCATTATTAAAATTAACCATAGCAACTGGCAAGAAACCATTTTCTATATTGTTAAGATGTAAGTTAGATAATTCTGCTTCACTAAATGAAAATTGTAATGCACTAATCCAATCTGGTAAAGAATAGTAATATCTATTAGGTTCGTATTCCTTAATGTACATTACTTCTATTTCTTCATTAGATGAACCAAAGACAGGTAAATACTTTTTATCTTTTTGTTTTCTATGGTCAGTCCAATCAGTACAATAGTAGTATCCTTCTATTCTACCCATATCATATATCTTCTTTGCACGAAGATTTTGAACAGGTGTGTGATACATTCTTAAAATTTGTGTATGTGATTTATTCCAAATAACTTGGAATGCAGCATTACCATATAATTTTAAATCAAATGTAATCTTTCTTAATTCTTCTGGTTGAACTATTTTATCTAATTGTTGTTGTTTTAACTCATCTTTAGTAAAAACACCTTTACCATATATTAAATCTGCTACACCATCAACACACGCTGCATTGGTTGTAGATGTGTTATACGCCTCTGTTACTAAACCAAAGTAATCATCTTGGTCTAATATACCAACAGGTACCCATTGATATCTTGTCTTAATATCTTCTGTAACAATAGGAACATCCTGTCTTGTTAAATTTAATACTGAAAATTGTTTGTTATTATCTTTCATACTATATTACAATATAATCATTATCGGTTGTATTAGATATAAACTCTTCGTTTTGAGTTGTATATACAACCTTGTCAATACTTTGTGATGCAAATACTTGCATAGTTCCATTATATATACTACCACTTACTGAACCACTTAAGTGAACTATAAACTCTTGAGCATCTCTTACAGTACCCTCTAACGATTGAGAAAATGTAAGTATGTTCTCATATGGGTTAAATGTATAAGACCCACTTAAATCATAGTATGATGAACTATAAGTCATCATATCTTGTAATACAAGTGTCATATCTTCCGAACCACTTACATTCAAAGATGCAGTATCTTGTGTTCTAACTGTGAATTGGTTACTCTGTGATATATAATACGATAGCATATCTA